CGCGCCGGGCGCCGGCGGGCAAGCGACGGCCGTGCCGGCCGCGCCAGCCGCCAACAGTGAGCAGGGAGCATGAGCGCCAAACGCTTCGCCCGAGCCGGCCAGACGGGCGGTCCCGCCAAGGCGCGCGACGCGCTGACCAAGGCCTATCTCAGGGTCTTCTCCGGCGAGGACGGCGAAATGGTGCTGGCCGACCTCGCAGCAACCGTCGGCTACTATCGCCGCCCGTCCTATGGCGAGTGGATGGCCAGGACCAGAACGCCGAACGGCTTCGAATTGCACAGCGCGCTCAGCAATGCGCGTGCTGAAGTGGTGCAGCACATTATGGGATTTCTGACGTTGGACGAGACGCAGCTGGCTGCGCTGGAGAAGGCGGCACGGGCTGAGGATAGATAGGGCGAACCGGAGGCGCGAGGCACCCCCCTCTGGCCTGCCGGCCATCTCCCCCTCAAGGGGGGAGATTGGCTCTCTTGTCAACTTTCGCCAATCACCAACGTTGCAGGATTGTCGGCAAGAGCAAAGCTGCTGATCTCCCCCCTTGAGGGGGAGATGGCCGGCAGGCCAGAGGGGGGCGCTGTTCCGCCGGCCTTGCTGCCGGACATCTCACTGGTTCTCAAAAAAGACCGATCCGACAAAGCGCGCAAACGGCCACGGTGCGTGCGCCATGGCCCTGCCGTGATCGCCAGCGCAGCGCGCCTTTGTTCAAAGCCAGGGAACAGCCAATGGTACACATCATCCCTCTCTCCGTGGCTAAACGGCGGCGCGATGCCGATGCCTCGCCGGTGAGCGCAGCGGCGCAGCCGCTCGACAGCTACTGGCAGGAGGTTGCCGAGCACTACGAGCGGCTCATGGCGCAGCAGCAGGCCTTCGACACCGAGATCGCCGCGCGCAAGCTGGATGGCGAGATCGCAAAGGCCGAGGCCGACGCAGTTGCCAATGCGCCGGCAGATGGCGCCGGCCTGCACGAAGGCATGTATGGCCAGGTCGACCCACACACGGGGCGTGTGCTGCAAACGGGCCGGTTCGACACGCTGTTCAAGGGTTTCCTGAGCCAGGTGCCGCCCGAGCTGCATCCCGGCCTCGGCGCTCGCAAGGAGACGTTGCGCACGGAGGGTGCGTGGCGGATGGCTGCGCAGCAGCTCCAGCGCCGCAAAGACTATGAGCGGACCCAAGTCGACACCGCGCTGCAAACCAACGCCATTGCCATCGGTAAGGCCAACCCCGACGACCACCTCACCTTCGAAGCGGCCAGGCGGAACGGGCTCGATCTCATCGACAAGATGGGGGTCGATCCTGATATCCGGCAGCAACTGGCCAAGGACTGGTACAGCACCGCCGCCAAGGCGCGGTTCGAGGCGCTGATTTCCAGGGACCCGAAGCGCGCGCTGGAAATATTCGGCGTTGGCACGCCGGCCACCGGCGGCGAGGCCGCCGGCGATAGCGCGCGCGCTGAGGGCGGTTCCTCTGGGGGCGGCCCGAAAATGGCGCCCAAGAAGGAAGGCCGCGGGGCGCAACTCGCCCGTTTGCCTACGGATGCGCTGCTTGCCGATCTGTCGCCCGACGCTGCCAGCGAACTTGTTCGACAGGCGCATGCGGCAAATGCGGCACGCTTGATCGACGCCCGCACTGATATTGCTTTAGCCGCGCAGAACGCGCCAGACGCCATCGCAACCACTGGCGTCTATTCCGGCAGGACGCCCGGCCCGGAAACCTTCGCTGCCGTCTATGGCGTGGAGGAGGGCGGCAAGCAGTACGGGGATTTTGCAAGAAGGATAGACGTCGGCCGTCTGGCCTTTGGCATGCGGACCATGCCCAACCAATCGATCCACGCGGCACTACGCGATGCCGAGCCTGGGCCGGGCAGGTCCAATGAGGAGCAGGCCCAGTATGAGGTTACAGTTGCTGCCGCACTTAAGGCGCTGAACCTCAGGCGCGCGGACCCTGCTGGCTATGTTCGCGAGGCTTTTCCAAACGTTGACGCCGCTTGGAGCAAGGCAACTAGCCCGGACAACAATTCACAATCGCGAGACCCAAAGGAATACGGACGGGCCATCGCTCTATCTATCGCGGCCCAAAGGCAACTGGGCGTCGAGAAACCCCTACCGCTACCAAAATCTGTTGTCCAAAGCATTATCGACGCCTTCCGCAACAACGACATGTCGCAGGCCGCGAAGGATGCCAGCCTGCGTGATCTTCTGGCTGCGGGGCCAGATCCTAGCATTCGAGAAGCTCTGTCTCAGCAACTGGAGGAATCTGGCTTTTCTCGACCAAATCAAGTCGACCCGATCACCACTGCTGCGACGGGGCAAGAACTCCCTTCATCTGTACATTCCGACAACCCAAAATCTGCATTCCAACAAGCCGCGGAGGATTTCGGCAATTATCTCAGTGAAGGGTTCGAATCCCTGGGCCGAGCCCCGCATGACATTGGGCTGGCTCTCCAGGATTTACGGGATTCTCCTTGGAGCTTCCTCGAGCAACTGCCGGTCACCCCTGGCTCGGGGGCCGTTGCCGAAGGACGCCTAGCATTAGAGTCACTCGGCCAGGCTGCTGCAAAAGGCTTGGCCATTGTCCGCGGCGGCGCAAGCAAGTTTAGCAAGCCGCTTGAGAAGTTTGCGACAAGTGCTTTGCGTACTGCATCGGGCCTTGCCCCCGAGGGTGCAACCGGTACTCGATGGGGCGAAAATCTTCTTCGAGGCAAAGAAATTGCCGCGGAAGTGATTGAGCCGGCTCTAAGAGCCTTCTCCAAAAATTATCGGCAAACATTTCTGCGAGAATATCCAGAATTAATTGATATTGTATTCGTCCACCATCGAATTGAGCAAAAGGTATTGAAAAGATATATTGGAATAATTAGTCAAGAAATGATGCATTCGCTCGAAAATTTGCGTGGTATTCCTAAGGAGTTGAATTCCACTCTGCACCTGAGTACCATCCGACGCGAGTGGGACGCCTTCTACAGGCAAAATCCAACCACCACGTTGAAAAAGTTGTTGGAAAAGGCGACCGAAATTGACCAAAAATATGGCCACCTATTCAACCCTCCAATAGGTAAATAATGAGATATTTTTATCTTGAGCCGGAAGTATCAGGCGGTCCTGGTGATAATTCTGTTATGGATACGAGCGTACATCCGCCCATTGTAACACGTTTACACTATGAGTTCGATGGATGGTTGGGCGATGCGATGGTTACATCGTTCCCGTGCTACCTCGTGACCGAAGGTGTGGAGCGTAAGATTCTAGAGAGCCGATTCTCAGGAGTAACCTTCGACAAAGTCGAGGTGACAACGTCCGAATTGTTCGAAGAGATGCAGCCCGATCAAAAACTTCCGCCTTTCGTATGGCTGAAAGTAAGCGGCAAGGCTGGCCTCGATGACTTCGGGATAGCCAAGGACTATAGACTTGTTGTCTCAGAGAGCGTTCTCGACGTCTTGAAGCTGTTGGGGGTCTCCAATGCGTTGATCGAGCCTTTTGAAGGGTCTTGAGCTGCAGCTTTAGGCTGCTGCTTGGCGCCGCTTTCAAGCACCAGTGTGCGTCTTGCCTTGGTAGCTGCGTAACGTCTCCGCAAGACTTTGGGTGAGTGATGCAATATTTCTACATCGAGCCGGACGTTGCAGGTGGGCTCGGACCCCACACGATTCTTGATCCGAGCGTTCACCCTCCAATGGTGAGCAAGCTTCACCATGTCGTGGAGGGTTGGACCGGGGACGTGCTCGTTACGACCTTCCCGTGCAACCTCGTCACTGAAGATGCGCAGCACGCGCTGCAAAAGATAGGTTTTTCAGGTGCCACATTCGCAGACGCCGAAGTAACAACATCCGAAGAGTTTCATGAGGATCAACCTGGGCAGGAACTTCCACCCTTCGTCTGGTTGAAAGTGGATGGGAAGGCTGGCCGCGATGACTTCGGGGTCGCAGCGAGCTATCTTCTTGTCATCTCGAAACGCGTTCTCGATTTGCTGGAGTCGTTGGGAATACCGTTTGCAGTGGTCGAACCTTACGAACAGTAAGGGATCGCGCTTTTGTTGTCGCGGCTGCGCAACGCTGACCGGCCTCTCCAGTCGATCGACGCCTCCAACAAGATCGTTCTGCCTCGCGATGTCCATCGGCAACAAGTTACGCCATGGTGGAATCAGTTGGCTAAAGACCTGGGAGGATAGCAGTGAGATATATCTTAACCGAGGGACAGTTTGACGCGCCGGCCGAATCCGCGGTCGTCGATGGGCTGTCTGCACGCCCGGGAGTCGAGCTTCCCAAGGACTATACCGACTTTCTCAAAGAACATAATGGGGGCGAAGGTTTTGTTGGCGATAACTACATTATCCTCTTTAAAGCCGAAGAATTGGGCGACTTCAATCGAGAATATGAAGTCGAAAAATATGCACCAGGCATCCTCCTGTTCGCATCGAACGGAGGAGGTGAAGGCTATGGCTTTGACACTGAAGATCCAGCCAAGCCAATCGTACGCATCCCATTCATAGGTATGAATCGGCAGTCCGCTGAAATAATAGCGCGTGACCTCGCCGATCTATTTTCTAGGTTGGGGCAATGAAAATGAGTGACAAAAACGGAAATTCGCGTCCCAAGGGCATGGAGCTGTTTGAGATTAAACCCGTGATCGTTGGTGGTGATCCAGTCAGTCTGGAGAACAAGATTTGGTTGACCAGGCAAGAGCATTTTGAATTGGTGCGTTACTGGAATCGAGTTATCGAGATTCAGCGTAGGGCGGCGCTGGAATTACGGTGACAGTGCATTTTATCGGTCGCCCACATCGCTTGAGTGAGCCGTCGGACAGAGAAATAGAACAATAAGTGCACCGTCACCGTATTCCGGAGATCATGCGCGCTGGGCTAGACGAAGGTCGCAAGGGAGTTAGCCATGGAGACCGCCAAACCAGACTTAAGCAGCGTTATGCGTCTGCCTCCGGCCAACATCAGCACCGCCGATGACGATCTTGATGCCGCCCGGATCGAGGCACGGCAGTATCTGGAATTCTACACCTGGGTCTTATCCATCAAAGAAGAATATTTCGGATATGGCGCCGAAGGAATAATCTATATTTTCCTGTTCGAGATAGAGCCGCGACCGGATGTGAACCGATGGATCTGGGTGATCGTTGGCGACGTACCGCCGACATATATCCCTGCAGACGACGCCAGGACGCCTTTCGAGGTTCTTGATGGCTATATCGGTGCCCTTGAGGACTGGGTTGAGGCAGCGCGACAAGGAAAGTCGGTGGCGAAATTGATACCGGTCAATGTCGACGCAAATCCCGCTAACGCCGAAATGCTGGCTGGCCGCCTCAAATTTCTCGACGAAAAAATCTTGCCGGAGCTTGAACGGTAATTCGGACGATTGCGGCAGAGGATGCCGGTAGGCAGGTGAGGGTTGGCGCCAGCCTCTCAGAGGATCGCGCTGCCCCTCATCCGCCCTTCGGGCGCCTTCTCCCCGTGAACGGGGAGAAGGCGGCTAGTCCTCAATAATCGTTGTTGTAGTACCGGTCGTCGCAGGGCGCTGTGTAAATGCGGCCGTAGCGATCCTGGTAGCGGCAGAGCTGTTCGCCGCGGCGCTGCGGCGTGGTGGCCTGGCCGATGACGGCGCCGAGCAGGGCGCCGCCGGCGGCGCCGATCACCGTGCTCTTGGTGTTGCCGCCCAGCGCCTGGCCGGCGAGCGCGCCGACGCCGCCGCCGATGAGCGCGCCGTTGGTCGCCCTCTGCTGCTGTTCGGTCTGGGTCGCGCAGCCTGCCAGAGCGGCAGTCATGAGCACGGCGGCAATGGCTTGTCTGATGATCATCTTGGAACTCCTTTGAAGCCCCAAACGCGGATTGGAGCGAATGGTTGCCAGTTGCTGGCGCATTGCGGCCAAACGGCGGCACGCCCGCTCACGAAATGCGACATGGTTTCTCAGCCCTTGAAGATGATGGTCGCCAAAGCGGAAACGCCTTGCGCGAACGGGGCGATAGCGCTGTTGCATGAATCGAATTCCGAGGCCGCTGTGCCGCCTGACTGCTGGATACCAGCAGTGGACTGATCCGGCCCTTCGCTGTCGCTTCGGGCGTTCGTCGTTCGGAAAGCCAAGCAATTGGCTTTCCGTGCGCTGCGCGCACCACTCCTCACCCAAACAGAAATGGAGATACCAATGACCCGAGGTCTTCCCCGGACGCTGTCGCGCGCCGCCGCTCGCGAGGCTGGACTTGCCCCGCCCAAATTAGGCCTCAAGGCCGTCACCACGGGGCAGGGCGGCTCGTACCGCACCGTCTTCACCCTTGCCGGCATGCAGGTGCCGGTCGCGGATGCGCTGGCCTATGCCAGCCAGAAGCTGTTCGATTTTGCCGACGGCAAGGTGCGCATCAAGGGCGGCACGGCCCGATTGCAATTTGCGGTACTGACCACCCGCGCGGCGACTATCAACGACAATGCGGCGCTGACCTGGTCGCTCGGTTCGGCGGCGGCTTCCAGCGCGACGCTTGCCGGCGCCATGGTCAATGTGCTGGCCTCGACCGCCCGCACGCTGGATGGCGTGGGCGCGGCGCTATCGACTGCCTCGACCGCGGATGTCGCGGCAGCCGCGACGCTGGATGGCACGACGACGCCGGTGGACCTTTACCTCAACCTGGCGTTTGCGACCGGCACGGATATCGATGCCGACGGGACGATTGCCGTGACGGGCACGATCACGCTGCTGTGGGAAAACTGGGGCGACAACGCGTAGCCGCTAATCTCCCCCCTTGAGGGGGAGATGTCGCCAAAGGCGACAGAGGGNCCCCCTCTGGCCTGCCGGCCATCTCCCCCTCGAGGGGGGAGATACCAAGCTTCGCCGCCGGCTCCTTCTAACAACAATCAAAGGAATCCACTCATGACAGATCTGGCAGATTCCGGGTCCGTGGCGGCGCGTGCGCAGCCGGCGGGCAACCCAGTACGGCCACCGGCAGGCGCGGAGAACGGGTCCGCCGCGCCTGTCGGCCAAAGTTGGTTTGACGGTCTTTCCGAAGGCAACCGCAAGCTCGCTGAAGCCAAGGGCTGGACCAAGGCTGAAAACCTCGATCGGGTTTTCACATCCTATGCGGAACTGGAACGCCAGCAGGGTGAAAGCCTGCGCGTTCCCGCATCGGACGCATCCCCGGAAGACTGGCAGAAGTTTCATGCCCGGCTGCCCGAGACCATGCGTCCGCTGACATCGCCTGACAAGGTCGAGTACAGGCGGCCCGATGGGCTGCCGGAAAACTTCGCCTATTCGGACGAGCTTGCCCAGGCGTCCAAGGCCTGGGCGGTCGAGGCCGGCGCCACGCCCAAAGTGGCGCAGGCCTATCACGACCGCTTCGTCGGCTACATGGCCGAGCAGGCCGCGCGCCAGGACATCGCGCTTGCCCGCTCGGTCGAGGCAACGCATGACGACCTCGTGCGCGACTGGGGACCGACCGACAGCGATGGCTTTCGCCAGAAACTGGAGGTCGCCAACCGGGCGATGAAGAAGCTCGGCCTGGTCGACGCCTACAAGGCCAAGGGCATCCTTCTGCCGGACGGGGCGCTGACCGATCCGCAGATCGCCAAGGCATTTCACGCCGTCGGCGAGGCGATGTTCAGGGAAGACACGATCGACGGCGGCGCGGCCGTGAGCGGCGGCAATCCGTTCAAGCGCAACGCCACTGGTGATCGCAACATTTCGGCGATTTCAGCCCTTGTCAAAAGCGACCCCGCCCGCGCCCGGCGGCTGGCGCGGGAAGCGGGCGAAAACCCGGATCTATGGATGCCGAACAACCCGCTCTGATCCCGAGCTACCCGCCGCCACATCAAACCTCAAAGGAAGTGAAAAATGGCAGACGCCTATACCCGTATCGCGGACGCGATCGTTCCGTCCGTTTATGCCCAGTACTCGTTCGAAGAGCACGTCCAGTCGCTGGAAATCTTCCAGGCTGGCATCCTGTTCAACGACCCGGCCACCACCGCCAAGCTGTCGATGGGCGGCCGTTCCGTCGACATGCCCGGCTGGAAGGATCTCGGCAACGATCCGTCGGAACCCGTCAATGACGATCCGGCCGATTCCATCGAGATGAAGAAGATCGGCGCCCGCCGCGAGGTCGCCGCCCGCAATGTTCGCGCCCAGGCCTGGGGCGTTCCGGACCTGACCTCGATCCTGGCCGGCGACGACCCGCAGAAGCTGATCGTCAAGCGCCAGACCGAATACTGGCAGCGCGCCAACAAGCTGACCCTGCTCGGCATCCTGAAAGGGGTCGTGGCCGACAACATCGCCAACGACGGCAGCGACCTGGTGCGCGTCACCGGCGCCTCCATCGTCGACACCGACATCATCGAGGCCGCCTATCTGATGGGCGACCGCGCGGACAAGTTCAAGACGATCTGGATGCACTCCAAGCAGATGAAGGCACTGAAGCTCGCCGATCTCATCGACTATGTTCCGTCGTCAGAGCAGGGCGGGCCGCTCATCCCCTACTACATGGGGCTGCGCTGCGTGGTCGATGACGACATTCCGGTCGCGGCCGGCGTCTACACCGCCTTCATGTTCAAGGACAAGGCGATCCTGTGGAACGAGCTTCCGGTCAACACGGAAGGCGGCCCGCTGGAGTTCGACCGCAAGCCGCGCCAGGGCCATGGCGGCGGCGTCACCGAGATGGTCGGCCGCAGGCACTTCGTCCCGCACGTGCCCGGCACCCGTTTCCTTGACGCGTCTTCGGCCGGCGAGTTCGCCACCGACGCCGAACTCGCGCTGGCGGCAAACTGGGACCGTACGGCCTCCAGCGTCAAGAGCATGACGTTCATCGCGCTGAAAACGACCGAGGCGTAGTACCTTTCGTCCGGCCAGCGGGTCGCCGAAACTGCTGATCTCCCCCCTTGCGGGGGAGATGTCCGGCAGGACAGAGGGGGGTGNCCCCCTCTGGCCTGCCGGCCATCTCCCCCGCAAGGGGGGAGATTGGCGCTCCGCCATATGCCCTTGCCCAATCAACCACCATCCACGAGGCGCTGATCCATGGCCATCACCCCGCTCGACATCGCCAATATGGCGCTCGCCGTCCTCGACGAGGCGCCGATCGACAGTCTCGACCAGGACGTCAAGGCGGCGCGCCTGCTCAACCTGCATTTCGACCTGACGCGGGAAGCCGAACTCGGCAGGCACGTCTGGGTGTTCGCCATCCTTGCCGCCAGCGTCGCCGGCGCCGACACCGGCAGCGGCAATTGCACCTTGAACTTCGCCTATGAACTGCCCGCCGATTGCCTGCGGCCGCTGCCGCTGACCGCAAATGGCGAGCCGGACGGCGTACCGATCTCCTGGCGCCAGGAAGCCGGGCTGATCTACTGCGACCGGTCCGGTGCATTGATCATCCGTTACATCGCCAACCTTACCGACCCGAACGACTGGGACGCGCTGTTCACCGAAGTGCTGGTGGCAGCCCTCGCCATCAAGATCGCGCATCCCTTGACGCACAAGGCGGGCATGATCGACATCGCCCGCTCCGCCTATGACCGGGCGCTGGACGCGGCCTTTGCCGCCAACGCCATCCAGCGCGGCGGCCGGCTCTACACGGGCTCGTGGGCGCAGCAGCGCGGCGACTTCAGGGTGTCTGCCCGATGACCGCGCTCTACCCCGTCCAGGATGTCTTCACTCGCGGCGAGATATCGCCCAGACTGCACGCGCGCGCCTCGCTCGATCTCTATCGTGCGGCGCTGTCCAAATGCGAGAACTTCGTCACGTTGCCGCATGGCGGTATCCGCGCCCGCGGCGGCAGCTATTTCGTCAACGAGGTGAAGAATTCGGCCAGGAAGACGCGCGCCATCCCCTTCATCTTCTCCTCCGAGCAGGCCTACTGCCTGGAGTTCGGCGACCTCTATATCCGCGTCTATGCCTATGGCGCCCGCGTCGGCACGGTCGAGGTGGCCTCGCCCTATCTGGAGGCCGATTTGTTCGACCTCGCCTATGTCCAGTCAGCCGACCAGATGTGGATCACCCACAAGAACTATGCGCCCAAAGTGCTGACCCGCACCGCCCACACGACATGGACGCTGGCAGGTTACGAGTTCCTCGACGGCCCTTACGATCCAATCAACACGACCGGCACCACGATGACGCCGGCCAGTTACGGCTCGTACGTGCCGAAGATGACAGGCTTGACGGCTCCGGCCGGAACGGCTTTGGCCAGCAACGGTTCCGCGTCAGCGTGGGCGATTTTCGACAAGGACAGCAGAACAGGTGCGGAGATCGGTGCCGGCACCAATGGCTGGGTCCAATATCGGCAGGCGAGCGGAGCGCAGAAGGTTTGCAACGCCTACTGGGTGCAAGCCATGAACAGCGCGTCGGAAGCAGAAAACATGCCGACGCAATGGGAAATCCAGGGCTCGAACGACGGATCGACATGGACAACCATCGACTCGCGGATTGGCCAGATAGGCTGGGGTAACTCCGAGCGCCGGTTCTTCGAATTTTTCAACAAGGCCGCCTTTGAATATCTGCGCATGGACATGGACGGTGGCGGCGGCTCTGACAGTACCAGAACCGACTTCGCCGAATGGGCGCCGAACGAGGACGGCGACCTTATGACGCCGTTCAATCTGACGGCGTCATCGATCACCGGTATCAACGATGATACCGGGTTCCAGACATCGGACGTTGGCCGGGCCATCCGGCTGCTCGGTTCGGATGGGCGGTGGCGCTGGGCCAAGATTGCAGCGCGCACGAGCGCGACAGTCGTTACCGTTCGTCTGTATGGCCATGCCTTGCCGGATCTCAGTCCGATCAGCCGCTGGCGGCTTGGTACCTTCGTGCCCGGAAAATATGTCGAGGCGGGCTCGCTCTATGAGGAGCGGTTGGCCTTCAGTCGAAAATTCTCGGTCTATGCATCGGCGACCGGCGACTTCGACAATTTCGCGCTCGGCGAGGAAGATGACGACGCGCTGGAATTCGTCCAGGCCGGCGGCGGCCAGGCCAACGACATCGTCTGGATCGCCGATTCCGATGGTGCGCTGCTGATCGGAACCTCGGGCGGCATCCGCGCGCTGTCCGGCTCCGGCATCGACGAGGCACTCACCCCGTCCTCGTTCAAGAACCGCCGTTCGCGCACCTTTGGCTGCGCCCGCATCCGCCCAGTCGATGCCGGGCAGTCCTTCCTCTATGTCACCCGCTCGCGCAAATCGATTGCCGAGCTGACGCAGAGTTCTACAGCCAAATTCACCTCCGATGACATCGGCCAGATCTCGGAACATATCCCCAAGCAAGGCGTGGTCGAACTCGCCTTCCAGACCGACCCCGACCCGATGCTGTGGTTCCCGCTCGAAAATGGCGAACTTGGCGGCTACACCCACCAGCCGAGCCAGGAGGTGCGCGGCATGCACCGCCATCGCTTCGGCGGCAGCTTCGCTGGATCCGCCCCCGGTCAACCCACTTGGGCGGTCGTTGAAAGCGCCGTGGTGACGCCTGGCCAGAACGGCGTCGACGACATCTGGCTGATCGTCAAGCGCACCATTGGCGGGGTGACCAGGCGCTACATCGAAATCATGACCACGCCATTCGAATACGGCATGCTGGAGGATGCCTTTCAGGTCGATTGCGGACTGACCTATTCGGGTGCACCCGTCAACGTCGTCTCCGGGCTCGGCCATCTCAACGGCCAGCTGGTCGACGTGCTGGCCGGCGGCAAGGTCTATCGCGGCCTGCCGGTTGCCTCCGGCCAGGTGGCGCTGCCCGCCGGCGCCACAGCTGGGAAGTGGCAGGTCGGGCTGCCCTTCCAGTCCGAGGCCAACACGCTGGAACTCGACGTCGGCGGCCAGGACGGTTCCGTCATCGGCCGCCGCAAGAAGGTGGCGAAAGTCATCCTGTCGCTGCTCGAGACCGACACCACCGGGCTGCAGGTGCAGTCCTTCCTCCGCGGCCGCTGGGAGAGCGTGCGCATGCCGAGCATCGTCGCACCCGACGGCAATGCGAAACTCTACACCGGCAATGTCGATGTACCGGTCGACGACAGCTGGGAAGGGCAGGGCAGGGTCCGCATCCGCCACCTCAACCCGACGCCCTGCACGATCCGGGCGTTTACGCCGGTATTCGACGCCGAGCCGTAGAATAATTTGATGCGGCAATAGTCAACGCCGAGTTCCCGCCCACCCCCCTCTGGCCTGCCGGCCATCTCCCCCGCAAGGGGGGAGATCAACGGCATCTTTGCCTTCGCTAATCGCTGACGTAGCAAGACTGGCGAGCCTGCTCGAGCTGCCAATCTCCCCCCATGCGGGGGAGATGTCCGGCAGGACAGAGGGGGGTGCTGTCCCGCCGACGTCACCATTCTCGCACCATTCCCACCAAGGAACCCACCCCAATGACCCCCCATGCCGAGACCCTCGGCAAGGCGCGGACGGCTGCCGATTTCGCGGCCGTCATCGCCTTGCTCGACACCGACATTAACGACGCCGTCGTCCGCAGGCGCGCGCTGGAGCAGGCCGAGGACCGGGCCGTCTTTGGCGACGGCGACCTGGCCGCGGCGCGCGCCGCGCTCGATGCCTGCAACGACGTCATCACCTTGCTGGAAAAAACCATCTGCGTCGCCGACACGCGCCGCATCGACGCCGCCGAGAGCGAAGCCCGCGCCGACATTGCCGCTCTTGGCGACGAGATTGCGGCCAAAGCCGCCACCCTGACCGAGCGCTGGCGCAACGCTGCCCGGCTGGTCGAGCTGCTGCGCCAGGAACTGTTCGAGGCCGATGCGCTCGTCCGTGCCATCGCCACCGCCAATGGCCTGTTCGACGCCGCCAGCGTCGCCGAGCTGAAGATAAACCTCACCGCTGCCCGCCGCGCCGCCATGGCCGGCGCACGGGCAGCCNGCACGGGCAGCCGCACCCGCTCGCCTCAGCCGCGCCGGGCTGCAGGTCGACCGGCTGCTTTTGTCCCTGCTCGCTGCCGGCGGTCCACTCGACCCGCGCCCGCAGCTTGGCGCGCCGGTCGCCGGCGTCAAAAGCAAGTTCATTCCCGCAATCAAACCCATTCCCGCGAGAAAACCCATTCCTGCAATCAAACCCCTGGGCGAACGAGGCTGACCATGTGCACACTTGCCCTTCTCGGCACCGTTCTTTCCGTCGGCGGCGCGCTGGCCGAGGGCCAGCAGTCGAAGCAGATGGCCGACTATCAGGCCAAGGCCTATGAGCAGCAGGCGCAGGCGGATGCTCAAGCCGCCGCCTTCGAGCAAGGCCAGGAGCGCCACAAGCAGGACCTGCTGCAGGCGCAGGCGCGCGCCCAGGCCGGCGCGTCCGGCGTCGGCATAGCCGGCTCGCCGACCGAGGTGCTGGCGGCGAATGCCAGGCAGGGCCAGGCGGATCTCGGCGCGCTGCTGTACGGCTCGAAGCTGCGCCAGAACAATCTCAACAGCCAAGCCGCCATCTCGCGCTTCCAGGGCAAGCAGGCGGTGACGGCGTCAATCTTCAACGCCGGCAGCGCGCTCGTTGGCGGCCTCTCCAAAATCTACGACCCGACGAAAGCGGCAGCGTCAAGCGCTGCGGCCGCCGCTGTGCCGGGCCGCTCCGTGATCTTCGGCAGTGCGGCCCTCAGGGCTCCGTGGGCGGGGAACACGTAGATGGTACACATCATCCCCCTTTCCGTCGGCCAGCGCCGGCTCGATACCGGCAACGCCGTGCAATATCCCCAGGGGTCGCCGATCGGCGGCGCCATGCAAGGTTTCGGCGACCACGTTTCCGCTCTTGCCGAACGCTACCAGCAGATGAAGGACCAGCAGGACGCGTTCGACGCCGAGCTGGCGCGTCGCGGCTTCGACGCGCGGATCGCGCAGGCCGAAGATGAAGTGGCGGCGAACGCGCCGGCGGATGGCGCAGGCATGCATGAAGCCATGTATGGCGAGGTCGACCTGCGCGCCGGCCGGGTGGTGAAACCAGGCCTGTACGATACGCTGTTCGACGATGCGAAACGGACGATGCCCGAAAGCCAGCGCGCCGCTTTCGCAGGCCAGAAGGAAAACAAGCGCGTCGTTGGCGCATACCGCATGGCGCTGCGGCAAAAGACCAAACGCGACGACTACGAGAAGGCCACCGTCGACACGACGCTGACGACCAATGCCATCGCCATAGCAAAAGGCGACCCGAACGACACCGCGAACTTCGAGGCGATCCGGCAGAGCGGGCTCGACCTGATCGCCAAGATCGGCAACCCGCTTGCCAGGCAAGCGGCGGAAGCCGCCTGGCGCACCAACTCGGCCAAGGCGCTGGTTCAGGCGATGATCGCCACGGACCCGAAGCGCGCGCTGGAAATGTTCGGCGGCGCAGCGGCCGCCGGCGGCGAGACCGCTGGCGATAGCGCGCAGGCTGCGGGCAACTCCTTTGTGGACGGCCCAAGGATGGCGCCCGGGAAAGAAGACCGCGTCGGCACGCAGACGCCGGATGACCGCATCGCGCAGGCGTTCAGGGACGATCTTCCGCAGGAGGAACAGGATGCGCTGGCCTTAAAGGCAAAGGTCGCAAAATTCAGGCAGGACATCCAGACGCGCGTCGAGATCGGTCGCGCCGAGAGGGAAGCGCCGGACGAGATAGCACGCACGGGCGCCTACTCCGGCGCAATGCCGGGCAAGGACGCCTACAGGACCATCTATGGCCTCGATGAGGGCGACAGGCGCCGGCAGGGTCTCGAATGGCGTACCAATGTCGGCAAGAAGATTTTCGACATGGCGACCATGTCGAACCAGGAGATCAATGCCGCCGTTGTCAGTGCCGAACCGGGGCCGAACGCTTCACCGGCGGATCAGGCGGGCCACGATTCAACCGCTGCCGCGGCAAATCTGGTCCTGGAAAGGAGGCGAGCCTATCCAGGTGACTATGTCGATGGATTGTCTTCAGAAATCTCGGAGGGTTGGAAAGCCGTATTTGGCACTGGGCCCTCTGATTCAGAGGCTTTCGACCAAGATACTTACGACAAAACACTAGCCTTGTCTGTCGCCCAGCAAAATGCATTGGGCATCGCTGATGAAAATCTCCAACCCGTGCCGTTCTCTTTTCTCCTCAAGCTTGCCGAGCAGCGCGACAGCGGAGCCATGTACTTCATGGACAACTACGCGAAGGCGAGCGAGTTGTTCGCGCGCACGAAGGGTCCTGTCGCACGAGCAGCTTTGGTTCGGGAATTGGATGAGGCCGGCCTGGGCGGGATTCTTCCTGGCGGCAAGCCTGGCCTTTCGGCGATCGAGGTATTTCGATCGGAGGCCAGAGGCCTTGGCAAGGCAGGTGCGAATGCGGGGATATTCGCAGGCAAATTGATGAAGGGGATTGGCTACGGGGCTTCCCTTGGAACAAGCGATCCTCCCGATTTCAGCCAAGGCTACTTCGAGCCTTCGAACAATGCCGAGAAGGTGATGATGCGTCAGGGAAATGACGCATTGAGCTGGGCGATACCTGGGCCGGGCATTGGGCGAGCTGCTGTTGCCGCGAAAGGGATACCTCGCACACTTGAGCCGTTGAGTGCCATGGCGTCGGGGCGCGCCGAAGGTCTCATCGCCAAAGAGCTTCCCGGTGAGTTGTCTAAGGAAGGCGCGGGACTCGTCGAAGGTGGCAGCGGACACCCGGCCGTCGCTCTCGATCTCCCCTCGGGCAGTTTCTCAATGTCAGATTGGGCAGATTATCCGATAGCGGTTGTGCCCAAGCCAGATGGATTATTCATACGGCTAGAAGGTACACAGCAAAAAGCTGCTAGAAAAGCGGCTGATAAGGCCAATCGCATTATCCGCCAAGAGCGAGGCCTTGTCGGCCAGCCCGTGGATGTGCATGAAATTAAGCCAGTGAAGTTTGGCGGGAGTCCGACCGATCCGTCCAACAAGGTCATTCTGCCCCGAGAAGTTCATCAGCAGCAGGTTACGCCCTGGTGGAACAAATTACTAAAAGACATTGGAGAATAGCAGTGGGATATGCACTAACTAAGGGACGTTTCGACCCACCGGCTCAAGCTGCAGTTGTCGATGGCCTGCCCGCAAGCCTGGGAGTGACGTTGCCGAAGGATTACGCCAATTTCCTTAGGGAGCACAATGGAGGTGAAGGCTTCATCGGCGACAGCTATATAATTTTTTTCAAGGCTGAAGAGTTGGTAGACTTCAATCGAGAATATGAGGTTGAGAAATACGCACCAGGCATCCTCTTGTTTGCGTCGAATGGAGGAGGGGAAGCCTATGGCTTCGACACCCACGATGTGGAAATGCCGATCGTGCGCATCCCATTCATATTTATGGAACGGCAATCCGCCGAGACGATAGCGCGTGACCTCGCCGGTCTATTCGCTGCGTTGGAGGACTTGAAATGAGCGTCCAAGGTACAGATTCGCGTTCCAAAGGCATGGAATTGTTCGAGATCAAACCGGTAGCGGTTGGCGGCGATCCAGTTAGCATGGAGAACAAGATCTGGTTGACCAGGCAAGAGCATTTTCAAGTGGTGCGCTTTTGGAATCGAACTATCGAAGTTCAGCGTAAGGCGGCACTGGAAAAGGCGGGACGAAACGGGGAATAGAGTGCAAGGAGCACGAGCCATGACCAGCGTCGGACGATCATTTGCAAATCCACCGAACCGCCGGCGCAAGCAACTCGTCCCTAGATCCCAACATAATAATGGTACCATCTTCCAGGAGGTTTTGCATCCGAATCGTGGCGGAGGGTTTCTCTTTTGGGGCAAGTAGGCAGGCTGATAGACATAGTTGCAAGGCTGTCGGAGTTTGACGAGTACGACACGATTTATGCGTCGGAGCCTTGGACCGAGGATTCCGATGCGATGGTTGCTACCGGGCTGGACACGGGAAGATCGCCACCGGAGGCCGTCGAAGCCGGTTTGGAATATTTTCTTGAGATACATATCCGTCGAGAAGTCATCGAGGGTTGGCTTGCCTCAATAAAAGAAAAACCTAGCCTAGCGGGGGTTTGTCAAAGGCTTATCGAATACGCCATCAATGACGCATAGGAGAGATAGAGTGGAACATAACCCGCGCTATGACGGAAAGCCGCTGCTTAAACTATTGGAATTTTATGTTTTGTGGGTAATTGGTGAGCTGCCCGAAGAGGTGGATAAATCCTTGAAGGCGATAGCTCCCAAACTGCACACTCTCTATGGCGGCGATGGACAGTGGCAGGGCGCAATTGCCGCATCTGTTCATCTTTCCGAGGAATACCGGCGGAAATCCGGGGTCTATGGGCGAGGAACCTCGAAATCGCTCGCGACAACGAAGTAACGCTTTCGCCTCAGAAATTTGCCGAGATGTTCGTAGATGAAAATTTCGAGAATGATGGATTACGGTGACAGCGTATTTCTAGAGGTCCGCACCAGTGCGAGGTAGAGCGAAAGCTCTAAAGCTGACAAATTGAAAAGAGTGCACTGTCACCGTAATTCCGAAGCATTGAGACGCATAATTCAGCTGGACAGCCTGATCGTGGGCGTTGGAGGAACTGCCGGGTTATACTTGTCCAGCGGACAAAGTGGCTCCAGTATGGACGGACCCGTTGAGAAGAACAGCAATGTCTATTAGATTCGCTGCGCTGGCGCCCACTTACATCTGAAGGGCTGGCCAGCGGTCACCTTGAAAATCGCATGGGACGGCGGCCTTGGCTCGCCGCAATGAACATGGGCAGGAAGATACTTCTCGGTGGAACGTTTCCTATGACGACGACATCGAACTGAACAAGCGGCGGCAACACCCGACCATAGCCTGGTTGTGGCGGCTGGAGACATGTGATCCTTCGGAAAGGCCAGAGCTACTGGCCAAATAGGAAGAATGGAATCAACTCCACGAAGAGAAAAAGCGGAATGCCAAGGGTTGGGAACACCGCAGCTTTTACCCCTTGCTGGACTTTGATGACATCGGTCGCACAGTCATGCAGAGGGCGACGCCGAGGCAATGGCGCTGAGGATCGAGCTTGGGCTGCCGGCTGAACCGGAGAAAGTGCCGACCGAAGAAGAGCGTATTCTGGCCGAGGCCGGGGATGGCTATGTGACGCCTGCGCAGCGCAAGCGGCTGCGCTACCTGCGCAAGCACCCTGAGGAGGGGTGATGCGCCGCGTCTAACTCTTCGGCCTTCATCACAGCGCTGATCGTCGCGCACCAAATTGGAACTTCTTTCAAGCCTCGCTTTCGCGGGGCTTTTTTCATGGAGCAAGCCTTATGGCCCGACCTGCAACTGCCGCCGTTCGCCTGTTGACCGGCGAACGCGAACCCGTGCGCCTGGCGACGACGGGCAACATCACCCTTTACGGCCTGCAGACCATCGACGGCGTGCCGGCCGAGGTCGGCGACCGCGTGCTGGTCAAGAACCAGACCGATGCCCGCGACAACGGCATTTATACCGCCAGCGAAGGCCAATGGTTCCGTGCCGCCGATGCCCGCACCAGCCGCACCATGCAGAAGGGCACGACGGTGCATGTTCAGCAGGGCGCGGTCTCGGCCGACTTCATCTATGTTTTCGAAACGCTCGATCCGGTGATCGGCACCGACGCGGTCACGATCGCCTTTTACCTGTCGGAGGACACGCTGGGCGATGCGGTGGGCGCGGCCAGCGCTGCTGCCGCCAGTGCCGCTGCGGCGCTCACCTCGAAGAACGCTGCCGCCACCAGCGCCACCAATGCCGGCACCTCGGCCGGCGCCGCCGCGGGTTCGGCCA